AGGGTCATGCTACGAGCGCGACGAGTTGGCTAAAGACGCAGAATGGACACCGCCAGCGGGTGCAACGCGCTCAACGCAGAGCGTACGTAAACGCAACCCCGATTACGACGAGGAACGCACGTACGCGCCACGCGAGGAACGTGAGGAGTGGAATCTGATCGGTCTTTTGGGTCAGGTGCAGATCAAGGCCAACGAGCCAACGCGCCCAACGTGGATAAAAATGAAGCAAATCAGCGACAGCGTTGACCTCTGGTTGGTGCGGTAGCGTGGACGTTGGCGCCATCATATCCGCAGTCGCCCTCGCGCTGGTCGCGTTGATCGGGGCTAATACTTGGTTATTACTATCTCTAAAAGATCGTATAAGCAGAAGTGATAAACGAGTAGAAGCCCTCGGTCAGCGTATAACAAAGCTAATTGAATGGGCAGAAACGCAAGCTGGGAATACACGTAAACGAGGTAAGCAATATGCTGAGAAAGCCTCCTCGAGATCCTAAAACTGTAGGGTCATTCGCTGAGCTTAGACAGCACTACGAAACCTTATGGAATCAACTTGACGAATGTAAAAGACAGCGATCTGCTGCGTATAGTACTCTTACGTCGAGGACTAAAGAAGTTCGCGGCACGCAAGCGGACCTGAAAAAAGTTAAGAGTGAGCTTGTAACTTTAACAAAGAAAGAACACGCTAAGAGCAAAGAAAAATCTAGTGCGGCCTACGCCAGTACAGCGGCCACAACACTTATTATTACGTATCAAGTCGTTGAAGTCTCTGGAGGCTGGGGCAAATGGGCTCCGGTGTTTGAACACGAAGCAACGATAGGTGTACTTCAGGTTGCTATTGGTAGTTTGTTGGCGTGGGCAATGCGCCCACTTAATTGAAAGGATTGACGATGCTTGACAAAATCAAAGAAAACATTAACATTGGATTTGGCAAAAAAGAAACTTCAAAGACTGCGAAAGGCGCAGCAGTTGGTGGAGTGGGTGCTATTGCTTATACTGTTATTAGCGACCTCGGGTACATGCCTGCTGCTCTATCAGCGCCTGACATTGTACCGTATGTAGTAGCAGGACTCTCTGCTATTATTAATTCTGTTCGTCAATTCTTCACTGATAACTCTGGAGGTAAGGAATGAGTAAAGTTGCAGAAATGCCTAAAAAAGAAAAGCCGGCTCCCGAAGATAACGGAGTCGCGGATGAGCTTGCAGCTAACGAACAGGCGTTCCAAGAACGCGTTGCTCAGCTAATTTCAAGCGATCCAACTGCGTCGAGGCTTCAGGGCCGGCTGGAGATTTTGAGAAGTTTGGGAGCTACTGCATAACTTTGGACTTCCAATTCGCCCAGGTAAGGGGGAAGTAGGATCCATCTTTGATCCGAAACCACCTTGCCCGGGCGTATGGATGGTCTTGACTTCTGACGTCTGTATGGAAGCCTGGACGATTCCAATGCGGATAAAGTCCAATACCTTCCCAGTAGTTTAGACGTTCGAGGGTAAGGTACATATCGAATAGTTCTTCGGGGTCTTTGATCCCACAATCCCAATCCTGGGCTAACCCTAAAGAGCCCGGCGCTCTAACTACTGACTTAAGCTCCGCGGTGCGTACGTGTTCGCAGTCGTATTTATGGAGTGACCCTTTTGCGTGGGATTTACTCCAGACATCTACTGCATCGCCGTGAGGGTGAATTATTGTGCCGCTTACGGTTTGGGTAAAGCTCATAGGACGTTTGATCCAGTCGCGTGTACCGTTAAGTCCTATGATAAGCTCTGGGTCCATCTTGTGAGGGTTTATAAATTCTGCACTACTGATGTTGGGGTGATTAAATTCTGAAGTCATGTTGCCTCCGTATGAGTGAATAAATTCGCCACCCGAAGTTATTGAGTTGATTTCACGAATGTATATAGCTTCTTTGCTGGCCCGCGCTTAGGTTTTTCTGATACAGTAGTTATTATCTCACTCTGCGTTAATACAGTAATCGCCTCCTTTAGTTGCCCAGAATTCATCTTGCGTCGCACCAGCCTCAACAAATCACTGTGAGATATTTTCCCTTTATCCTTTATTATACTCTCTACATACTGCACTTCAAATATTTCATTTTGTTGCTTAACTTCTCTAAACACTCTCCCTAAGCCAATCCTGATGCTCGCCACTTTTTCAATTGCTGTTTGTATGTCTTCCGCAGTAATCACTAAATCATTAGACCTACTCAGCGAAATCGTCATTGCTAACTTCAACACATGGTCATGTTCGCGCCCAAAGAACCCTGACTGCATTGACTGATTATCACCTGGATCAGACCTCAAATTATACCATTGCTCATAATACTCATATGCTTCTGGATTCAATTGCATTTCGCCCTGGAGCAGCAACTTAGATTCTAACAACTCCAACAATCTATTCTCTAAGAATTGCTCGTATTCATTGAACTGCGGGTGGGCTACCCTGGTTTGCGCTTTGTCAGAGTGTACGAATATCGTCCTGCCTACTAATCCTTGATTGAACACCGAGCCTGTGATATTAGCTGATATCCAATCCGGAGTCGTCGCGGATAACATCGCCGTGTACACATTATGCACAAAGTCTGCGCCTTGTGTCTTCGTTAAGTATTCCCAATCATCAGGACAATCATAGAAATCTATCAACAAATCCACTAAGCCATTCATTTGAGCAGTTCGCGACAAGAACACTCCCAACTCCGAGCTGTACAATAGCAACGGTCGGCTTATTCTGTTCTCTTCTGCTTCTTCTTCCTCTTCATTCGCATACATACTCTTGATGCCCTTCGTTGACATAGCTCTACACAATGCCTCCGGAGTCATCTTCGCAGACAGAACACTCAATGCTCCCGCATCTATTCCAGACTCTTTAAGTCTTTCAAGGGCTTTACGGAGTATTCTAATTCCGATATTGATAGCACTGGATTTTCGAGAGAGGGCAGATCCTGCGACAAGAATGATGTAGTGGTTTGGATATATTTTATAATATCCTCGGTCAAGCCATAAGTTACGGCCAACGGCTGATGACAGTGCGGACACGGCAGTCCAATAGTGAAAGTCGGATGGTGATTCTTGTCCTGACGTATAGGCCATATAACTTTCAATGAACCCTTTCGTATCATTTTGCACACTCCTCAAGGGTAAACTTGACATGCGGCGACTCCCTTAAATCTGGATATTTCTCAATACATTTCATTAAACACCTCCTTAATAAAGCATTCTGTTTCTTGTGCTTGTGTTGTGGAGACGAGTCGCGTTCATGTTGCCATTCAACATACTCTGCAATTATCTTTTCATGTAATTTTTCTACTTCACTAATGGTGCGATACGGTTTGTTTAGGGGCATTGGTAGGGAACTTTCGTTGTTGATGCGTCGTTTCTATGGGGTATATCAGTAGCCAAAGGGATTATTCAAGTCTATCAACAAGGCTTACAGGGAACCAACAAGGCTTTTAGCCTACCCCAAACGCCCCACGAAATCCCAATTTTGCTCATTTGCAGTCTTTCCAGTTTTTCCCCGTAGCGAAGTCCGCCGGTACAACAAGTTCTATGCCGTCGAATTCTACTGGCAACGGTGCTTCAAGCTCTTCGATAACGATCGCTTTAACTCTCTCAAGAGAATCCGGATAGCACTGCCCAGCAACGCTATCATGCACTTGCAGTAGAATTTCCGCGCCTTCGACATCCCTAAGTCTTGCCTCGATTCGAGTGATTGCCCGATTGATATGATCCGCTGCCGCTGATTGAGGAAAGAATGCAACTGCCGCTCGTATAAGATCCTCTCCCGCTCTTCCCAGGAAGACACGTCTGCGTCCAAAGATATTGTAGTGCGTTCTTTCATTTCGTAGCTCCCCTGCGATCTTACTCCACCATAGCGCTATGCCAGGTCGTAGATCCTTGAATGCTTGTATGAATTGGTTGGCGTCGCCCATCTTAAACTCTAACGACGGTACGTACTCGTTCATTAAGTCTTTTAGTTTTTTCGGTCCAATTTTATAATTAATTGCATGCGATGCTCGTTTTCCCACGTCTCTGTAACTATAATGTGAACCGGCGATTTGGTTTCTAACTTCAGCTTCATCAATTCCAAAGAGTCCAATGGCGTTCTCAGTGTGTATGTCCCTTCCTTCAAGGAACCCTTGAATATAGTTCTCGTCTTGCGCAAGCCAAGCCGTAATGCGAGCTTCGATCTGAGATCCGTCAGCTTCGAAAAATATTTTTCCTTCATCCGGTATAAACCAATCACGTTGATCTCCTGGGACGTTTTGAAGGTTCATTCCTAAATTGAATACATCTTTAGACGATGAGATCCTCCCTGTATCTGTGGCTGAAGTACGGTATGATGTACGCATTCGTTTATCGACGTGAACTTTTGCTTCTAAGTATGTCCCGATTATCTTGCGCAATTCCCGCACTTTGAGCACTGCGTCTATGAAATCCCTGTGTTGTGGCTGTCGATTACGCAGCAACTTCAACGCATGAACATCGGATTTGGCTAAACGATTACCCTCTCCACGAGGCAGAATGGACTTTAAATGATCCAATACTTGCTTCGGAGAGTTTGGGTTCACTCCGCATAGCAACGGGTCAGAAGTTAGTTCATCGACCTGGCGTTCCATGTCTTCTTTACGTTCAGCGCGGAATGGTATGTCTACGCGAACACCTCTATGCTCCATCCGTATTAAAGTTTTTGTTACGGGCATCGAGATGGATGTAAAGAATTTCTGAGTCTTGGTCGACTGTAGCTCTTGCCATAATTTCATGCCCACTTCGTATGTAATGCAACAATCTATCCCATTGTATTCCCACAGCGTTGCATTGTATTGTCCCGATGTAGCCTCTTTTCTCATCTCTTTGTAGTATGGGTATAGTGTGTATAACGAAGTTAGCAGGTCCAGGCCATGGCCCATCTCCGGATGCATCACTGAGTGTGCCACCATCGTGTCCATCCATACGTTGTTGACTCCTATGCCGAATCGCTTGGCTAAGTATTGCACGTCGTAATCGAGGTTTTGGCCGATCTTAAACGCGTCACTCTTTAAACACTTATCTAAACTCCGTATTAGTTTGATACATTGTGGGTGATTGAATTGCCCTGTAAATGGGATTACAACTGCGTCGTTTTCGCTATCTGCGACTCCGATACACGTAATTGTATTTCGGTATGTCTCGATATCGAATGCCGCCGCAATTGAACTTTCCATACGCTCTAGCTCGTTCTGCATTTGCTTCACTATCGCATCTTTGTCGTCGCCCAATACTTTTTTAAGGGTCGCATAAGATATGATATTACGACGAGCTTTGGGAGGCATTCCATTATCAGCTACATGCCGCGCCCTTTGAGCGTCGTGTCTGCACAATACTTTCCAGGCGTAGTTGCGCATTACAGAATGTGGATGGATCATAGGAACGCATGGACAGCCAAACTTTGTGTGCATTACTGAACCGCGCCACTTAGTAATCCCTGTTTCGCCTGTTAAATATCTAAGCGCGTATTCGCCACATGCGATTATAACTTTAGGTTGGGCTTTAGTGATTAGGGCATCGTTAGCTTCTTGGTATTTTTTGATGTCTGTAACCGTTTCAAGTTTATTTCCTGAAACTCGTTCCCAATACACATTAGTTATAAGACAACTCTTACGAAGGATTCCTGCACGAGCGAGTATGTCGTCGAAAAGCAATTCTCCAGACCATCCACAAAAAGGTCTGCCTTCTTTATCGTCGTCAGTGCCTGGAGATTCTCCAACAATTAAGTATTTCGCGTCGGGTTTGCCATCAGGCTCCACTATATATGGCATCGAGTTTTTCCTTGCATTCTAATGCAATTCGAGATTTAGCTACTTTGACTGCTTCTTCGTTTATATCATTCAATAATACACGACGGTTTAGATTGATTGCATCGACTCCAGTGGAACCAGAGCCACAGCAACAATCTACTACTAATTCGTTTTCCATGCACCCACGTTCAATAAAATATCCCATTGTGCCAGGAGGTTTCTGACTGGGATACTTAGGATTGGTGGGACGGCGGAATCCGCGGATCACGTCGCTCCCTAATGATTCGGGCCATACGGGAGAGCCCTTACGAAGGTGTACTATGTATTCATAAGTTTTACCGAATGAAAGTGTGGGTTGCCTGGATGGAGTAACGTGTTCTCTATCCCATATAGCAGGGGGATACTCAAAGACAAAGCCATTCTGCTCTGCGATCTCTTCGATCCAGAATGTTTGGTGCCATGCAGTAAAGATAAAAGCGTGGGTGTTATCTTTGAGGATTTTATACACACGAGGTATGAGTTCACGCACAAATTCTTTTACTTGTGCAGGATCATCTTCCCATTGTGTGCCTAAGGATGAGTTACGTAAGTCAGCACTGTTGAAAACATCCATGCCAAAAGGGATATCAGTAAGGAATAAATCCACGCTTTCAGCATTAATGCCATTAAGAAATTCAAGGGCGTCTCCACAATGTACGACATCATCGAGTTTTCCTGAGAGTTTGGCTGAGGCTCGGTTTGCGATTTCTGCGCGGATTTGTCTGATACGGTCTTGTTTGAATTTGTTGACGATTGCATTTCTTGTCCATCCTTCGTCTATGATTTGCTGTGCAAGTTCGGGATTTGTTTTCTGGTGATGTTCTAGGATTGTGGCGCTTTTCATTGCGTCAGAGACAGTGGCTTCACTTATGCCTAATTCCTTAGCTGTGTCTGCTTGGGAATGACCGCCTCCGACGTGCTGTTTGGCTTTGCCTTTTTGAGCTTGGCGAAGTCGAGTGTATTCTGCTATAGCGAGATCACGTTCTGCTGGAGTAAGATCGACTCGCTTAATGTTTTCTTCTAACTCAATTGCATGACGGTGGAAATCTGATTCGGGGTGAATCCGCCGACATAATACATCACCATTATGGCGATCATCAGAAACCAGTTTGCGTATAGCAGTTAAGCGTCGCTCGCCAGCGATTAGTATATTAGCGTTGTCTACGACGATAGGCTGGATTTGCCCAGTCTCTGCGATAGACTCTATAAGTTCCCCTAAAGCTTCGTCGTGACGCACACTGCGTTGACGATCGTCAGGAATGATTATATTCTCTTGCTTTACTGTCTCAGTTACTGAACCCATTGTTTGTCCTTATAAATAAAAAGGGGGAGAGCCAAACGCGAAAAAATCTGTTTACACTTACTACTCCCCAGAAGTAAGCGTAACCCACAAGGGCTTTCCTTGTTTCAGATTTTCGGAGCTTCGCGCCTCCCTAGTGGCTCTCCCCCTCTATGATTATTTAGCTTTGCTGATGAAACTTGGAGATTTTGTTGTTCTCGCCTTTTTCTCCAGTGGTATCGTTAGTCCAGGTATTGACAGTTACCTCGGCAATAACGATCGAACCTATAGCTTCATCCAAATCCTCAGATACGTCGTTCTGGATGTCGCCAAGATTCAGCTTCAGCTTGCTCGATTCGTATTCGTCGCTGTCCGGATCCATTCCATTTAACTCTTTGAGACGATCCTCGAAGAGTGCCATGATGCAGGAACGGAAGAAGAATGTACCCCAACCTGCCCAGTGAAAAATCACGCGGCCGTTTAGAGTAGAGTCATCGTTCTGGACAATCTTAAAAATAAAATTGACTCCGGCTGTACCCTTGTTCTTAGATTCCCGGTATTCCCACTTATCGAGTTGCAGGTCATACGTTCCGGCAGGTACAGTATTGCTGAGGTTCTTTTCCTCTGATTCCCAGCTTCCGAAGTCTAGCGTTGCTTCAGTCATGTTTAAGTCCTCATGTTAGAGTTAGATTAAATTCGGTCCCCGAAGTTATTGGTCTGTATCGTCCTCACTTTCCTCAGACCGCAATCCTAAGTCAATAATCTTAGAGAAAATTGACTGTGCCACGGAGGGATCGGTATCGTGGCGGAGTTTTCTGTCAATGTCATTATGCAAGAGTGCAATTAATAAATCTATTTCTTCTTGCGTAACGACAAGCGAAAATGCATCAGTGGAGTCTCGAGAAAGCTCTCCACTTTTTAAAAGATTAAATTCGTCTTTACTCGACATCAATATTATCCCAAAAGTATTGTGCGATTTCTTCAAGCGCTACGTCGCTGAGCAAATCTCCAAAATCAATGTCACCTGAAGTAGTGCTTATTGTAACTTTTTCGATACCGAAATCTGCAGGCTCTGCAGGTTCCCAACGAGTTGCCGCTATTCCGGGCCATACAGTTGCAGTAACATCAAGGTCTGCATCGAAAAAATCATGGGGGTATTTAAACGAAACTAAGTGTGACATCATTAATCCTTTATCAGCAAGCTGAAGTCTTGTGGGATTTCTGTATCTAAACCTTGTGTGCGAGTGCGTGCGATATACAATCCATTAGGGACCGTCTCCCAGATATACTCCCGTTTCTCGCCTCGGCCTTTCACCTTGGCGTGGAGCACATTGTCGAAGTAGCCAGGAATCTTAGATGCTAACTGGCCTGTTAATGCAGGAGTGACTTTAGTGATCCCAGTCACGTCGTTAGTGTGGTTAGCTTCGTGACAAATCACCACGATGTGTTTGTTAAGCTCGCTTAGAGCTTCGACAAACTTAATACAGAAGCGCATCGCCATACCATAGTCTGGTTGTGTAGGCGCACTGTCTAACGCTTTGTTATTCTTGTGCATTACGTAATCCATTATATTCTGATACAATTCTGTAAATGAATCAATTACAACAGTTTTTATTGCATCGTCGTTATGGATTTCGTTAAGCCTGTCTTTGACTTGTTCGTAAGCAGCTGGAGCTTCTTTTCTGCCGGCCTTTGCAAATCGGTCTGGAATAAAGCCGAGGAGTTCTCCCTCTTCGAAGCCGCCCAATACTGATGTAGCGCCTCGATCTAAGTCTATGAGGATAGCAGGGAGAGCGCTTTTCGGCAGCGATCTGAGGCTAAAGGTCTTTCCCATACCTGGCTCACCGTAAATGAGATTCTTAACTGGACCAGGACTTGCAGTATCTGCGCCGTCAAATTCTATGGGCATTGAGTGGCTCCTATTTGTAATAATTACAGGCGTCGAGAAATTTATCTTTGTCGAAGTTCGCGTTGTTGTGACGTAGATACATTGCTAATGTTTCAACGGTAGCTTTCCATACTACTATATCATTGGAGTATGATTCGTTTGTTCCGGTTGGCTTGCTTTCAGCCATTGCTTGTGCGATGATCTTGTAATGTTTGCGTGTCATTATCTATCACTCGTATCCCAGAATTCGGTGGTGTAGAGGGATTCCATCATACCACGACGCAAGGATTTCTTGGCGTCGCATAATTCAAAATACGGGCACAGCCTATTCCAATTAGTGCATGACTCCTTTCCGAACTGTGGCCAGGTATTTGTGTGTTTGCACATCAACATCATTTGAATGGTTTGAAGTATACCTTCTCGCCATTCTTCTAAATCGTCTTCATTACACATGACTTCACTACGAAAGAAATCATTGTTTTTAGGCTTAATGAGTAATACATCGACGATGAGCTGTGTGCAGGAAGCAAATGCAGGATTGATTTGTCTTGCCGCCCAGACATACCCTTTGAATTGTTGGGATTGAGCGTATGCAGGAATGAGATAAGTGCTTTCCCAACTGGAAGTTTTGTGGTCCATTAAAAGCACTTGATCGTCGCGCATTAGGACTTTGTCGATAAGTCCGCCGTAGTATACATCGTAAGGTGCGCCGCCATCGAGACTGGGGACTTTCCCTATGTTGACTTCAAACTTAACTTCTGATACGCTCAAATCGTAACGGTCATTCTCTCGGCTCCACCTCTCCCAATAATCTTCTATAATACTGACGCCTCGGCCTGGCGTACGTTTAGCATCTTCAGGAACTGGTTGATAGGCGTCGAGGAAGCGCTCACAAGCTAATTCTAGATCTTGCTCGTTGAAGAGCGTATCCATCGCACGGTGGATTGCAATACCGAATAGCAACTCAGGAGCTAAGGATTGTGCAGAGGATTCAGGAATCAAACCTGAATCAATTCGATGAAAGTATTTCCTGGGACATTCCCGGAAAAGACTCAATGAATAGTTATCGAGTTTTATGACTCTGTTTTTAGAATCTATGCCTGTTTGCATTATTTTACTTTCTTGTTTATGAGATATGCAATCGCCATAACAATTCCTACAATTATGGCGACGTGCAATCCATTAAAGATTAAGTAATGCATTCATCTTGTCTTGAAATTCTTTCGTAGTAGGAATTACTGCTTTGGCTGCTTTCTTAGTCCGCGCCGCTTTTGCTTGCTTGCGGTCACTGACTATGAGTCTTTCGTTTTCAGCGTCGCTCAAAGCCTGTTCGAGCTCTTCATCAGTCATAGACTCAACGGGAATTATGAGAGACGCATCGACATCGATTATTTCTGCATCTTCAATTTTTACTGTAGCGCCGCCAGGACTACTGGCTGTAGGACGGAGTTTATAGTATGGCTCTCCATCTATTTCCCAGTCTCCGATTACTTCACGGATTTCTTTGTTGAAATTAACAAAGACACGGTTTTCTAAATACTTCGGATCTACGTCTGTGTTCATTATGTTACTCCATTGAGACGCCATTGCATCGGCAATCCCTTGATAGGTTCGACTACGTTCTTTGGCTCTGTCGGGGTGAATACCCATTGAAAGTATTCGTTCTTCTCTTCCTTCTACAATATTAGTCGGCACTAATTCCGGTAAATTTTTAAGCCAAAGACATGTAGCTTTTACTTCACCATGACCAAACATCCAAGGCTGAATAATTTGATCAGGCTTTCGCCATTTAGTAGACATTATACTAACTGGATTCTCTATGCAGATATGCTTTATTGGAGCATTTGCAAAAGACATAAAAAATTTTATTGCATAAGCCTGGTCACTGTCAGGGTTACCGGAGAATGAATCTTTCTCGTCAAACCATCGAGCGCCAGATACTGCTAAGTGAGTGCAGGGAGGGAAAGCGATTAATAAATCATAAGCCGCAGTAGTATGATCCAACGCATTACCTATGATGTGGTATTCAGAAGGAATTTCAGTATCGATTAAGTCAATACTGTATGCGTCATGCCCAAGATTTCTAAACGCTTCTCGGACTAATCCGCTGGATTCACATGCAATTAATACTTTCATTTTTATGCCTTAGAAAAGTGTAGAGGGTGGCAAAACGGGAGTATGCCACCCTCTACTGCACTAACGCGCGGGAGCCAGGACGCGGTCAGTGCGAGTTAAAATAACTTTTGGGTTGAGATTACGGTTTCTAACTCCTTTTACTTTACGAACAGATTTATGGTTATAGCCCCTGCGAGGCTGACATGGGTCAGATACCCGCTCACAAGTGTAGTCTTTCCAATAAGACATTACAACTATGTCTTGCTCCCGGAGTGGAGGAAAGAATACCTCGTCAATATATGTGATAAAAGGATGGTCCATAATAAATTCGGCAACCGAATTAATGCCCCGGCTCTTCGGATAACTCAGTGTCTACTTCTTCCGGCTCCCCAAATATCTTATCCCAGGCCTCAGGGGTGAGTCCCGATATGATGAACTCACGGTCATCGGCAGAGAGGGCAGGGAATGCGTCTTGAATTGCTAGTTCGTCGCGCATCCACTTCTGAAAGTTAGGGATAAACTCCTCCCATTTAGCGTTAAAGCATCTCGATGCCTCTTCGCCAAATATATTCTGCCTGGTAAGCTCCACTAAATTATCATTGACGCGCACAAGTGAGAAATGCCCTATGTCTTTCATTAGGCGTCTCCTTTTGAGCAGAAGTGCAACGTACCTTCGTAGGCATTAATGAGGTTGGTGATATCCGTAACCAACCCTGTAATAGTTAGCAGGTCATCGGGAGTAGTGTCGCGCGGAAGACTTATTGCTGTATCAGGATGGTCATCATTGTGAAAAATACTAAAGTGGCCACCATTTGGAAGCTCACCACTGATGATGACGTGCATCACGTCATGGTCTCTTTTTGTAATGTTTGATTTGCGTTCAGAAGTCATTGATCATTCTCCCAGGTTTTAATGCATGTATCGAGGTATGCGTCGAATTCGCGTTTCTGGTTTAGTATCTGCGTTAGAATGCCGTTGACTAAAGCATTCTCGTATGTCGAATTGTCGAGATAGTCTCCACAGTTAGTCATCTCTTTGAGAGTATCCCAATCGACATCATCAATCTCAATGGTAATATTGAGTTTGTGCGAAGGAACGAAAGGTGTAGGGATATTCATGAGCGTCTCACCTCGTTAGCCAGGTTCACAAGACGCTCTTCCATAAGCTCAAGGACATTAACAAACTCCTCCATGAGCTCTTCAATCCTTACAACTTTCTCTTTGATTTCTTCGATTTCCGCGGATTGCACGCGGGCATCATAACGATCTATGCTGTCAATCATTTGGCTGGCTCCTATATATTTAGTAACGCATTAATCTTGTCTTGTGTTGCTGCATCGATCTTGACAGATTTAGGCTCCTGGCCTCCTTTCTTCTGTCGCTTAGGTTTACGGTGGAATTCGTGCTTTGGACTTGTGGTGTAGAAATCTTTATCCCTAAGTCCAATGTCGTGCAGGTGAGGTTCTTCAATGAAGTATGTCTTGATATTGGCGAGAACGCCTGCTTGTTCGCATTTATATTGCCATCCGTCTGCAGTAGGAATCGCGTCGATAATACGAATATTTTTCTTTGCGCCGAATTCATTCATACGCTGAAGTATCTGCCCATTCTCGTATTTGGGCACTGTCCTCGATACTAACTCCGTAGAGATTTTGGACGCTTCATCCCGTAATGCCCGCACTTCGTCATTAATATCCATCAATCTCAGCTTGAGTTCAGCTGAATGAGCTTTCTGCAGTTCCATGGGTTGGCTCCCGTATGGATGGTTTATAAGAGTGAACATGTATACATTGCAAAAATCGTGCCAAACTCGTAAGTTGTTGTTTTTATTGAACTTATGCACTTGACATAATTCAGAGAGTGTCAGATTTCTGAGGCAATTATACCTAAGTCATTGTTTTTATTAGACTTAGGGGAGTGCCAGAAATCTGAGGGGAGTTTAGAATTATTCTAAGTCATTGTTTTTATTGAAGTTACATAACTTTGAAACTTATGGTTTAATAGTTTACCCTAATTTAAGTCATTGTTTTTATTGAGGTTATAAAACTTTGAAACATTGAAACAATTAAACAGTGCCCTATTTCGAGCGCGCAAAGTGGAGGGGAAACTAACTATTCTTTTATATAAAATACATATATTTTTATATATATTTATATATACTCTTGTGTGAAGAGCGAACGCCTTGTTTAAATGTTTCAAAGTTTCAAAGTTTGCTAAGTCCTTTATTTACATAGACTTAACTAAGTTTAAACTATTAAACCCTTGTTTAAAAGTTGTAAAATTCATTCAAAGCAAAGCAAAAACGCAAATCAGTGTATAACTTCAGTAACCGAATTTATGATCCTGGTATACATACAAAAACCCCCAGCCCGTAGGCCAGGGGTTAGGATTAGCGAAGGGGAATATCCGTATAGGCTTTTAGCTGATTTTTTACTTTAAGCCCAAATTTCAAATTGTCAAGTTCAGTTTCAGTAGCGTTAACAAGTAACTTTTCGCTAACTACTTTTAACCAGTTTTTGTAAATCTGAAAATTGCGCCATAACTCTACTTCTGTCATACATACTACCCTATCATACTCTTCGATAGTGGCACAATTATTCATATCATTAATCGCGTGCATGTTTTAAATCCCTTGTTTAGTTAAGTGTAGGGGGAGTCTATACTAGCCCTCCCCCCTTAAAACTTATTCCCTATAGACTGGCCAGAGCTGCTTGTGCTTTAGCAGTTTCGTCCTGCCACCTCGCGAAATACTCAGGATAGTCATCTTTGAGTCTGAGCACCTCAGAATCAGTGGTGGCGTCATCAGCATTGCCAATTGCTTCGATTAGATCTTTCTTGAAACTCTCGAAGCGATAGCTAGGCACACCACTTGGCCACCTACCGTCATGCTCCAGGCTATGCGCATGATTCAGACCAATGCAGATTCGATAGGCCAGACTTGGAAATTCGATATGGTCAGGTGCGTCTAGATTGTTTTCCCAATGGCTTTTAAACGCATTGTCTAGAGCTTCGACCAATTCGGCCACATCGACGCCTTCACTATTATCCCTCGAAATGCGCGCAATTGGATACTCAATTACACGGCCACCAGGTGTAGTAATCGGTTCGCCACCTTTAGTGCTTACGTGCTGGCGAATAGTGAAATTGTCCATCTCGCTTACTACACTCAAGTCTTCAAATTTACTGCGAGCCATTGTAGGCCCCTTTCTTTTTTAAGGGATTGACATTGTTGGCTGGCAAGGTCCGTCTTGGCGTAGAGCTTTGTCAAGGGTCATCGCTTAGGCTTCTATAGCCTTGTAGCTCTCCACTCTGCGCTTGGTTGGCTGAGTTTCACTATGTTATCTCAGCGCGCCGTATTTAATTTTAATAGCTTGTTAGGCTGTAGCTTGCTAAACTGTTTTCCTCTCTTGTGTTATATATTAGACGTTTAAAAGGTTCAAAAGGTTCCGAAAAATTCCATTTTCTTTCTTTTTTTCTTTCCCTTTATACCTATATATAAGCTATATTTGTGCCACCCTCGCATAATATTACAGTTTATTTATACTTTTCTCCTAACCTCTTTATTTACATACACTTATGCGCCTACTTTTTTTGATGTATCTTTATACTATTCTTTTGTGCACTATTGTATTTATGCCATAGTCTCAGATTTCTGAGGGTAAAATACTCTAACCAGGTGTTTATATTACACTTACAGATTTCTGTCGTTTATTCAGATTTCTGAGGGGTAGGATACGGCATGAATAGTGCACACTTGTTCAGCTTGACGGTTGATCGCTAATACATTAATATATAGGGGTAGACTTTAGTTAATATTGCGCTACGTTTGTCGTCCTGGCATAATCTTTGTATGGCGCATAATGCAGCTGTTTGGTATACTGAACACCTGATTAATATAGTGAACGGTTTGGCTTATCGATCGGATGTTGGGCATACTGACCATTTGTTGGGCACGTCGACCAGGTGATCGGCTTATGTGACGTTTGTATGGCGATGTAATCAGGTGATCGGTAAGCCCAACGTTTGTTCGATCAATCAAACTCCCGAGGGCGGGGGGCACATCCACTTTAGGGTGACGTTGGAAATAACCTGGTCTCGCTATAATTTTGAAAAAATTCAAAAAGTGAATAATTTCGGTTGGCGAATTTAATCATAGAATAAACGATGGCACAACGCGAATCTATAATGGATCTCATCAATAGGCTGGGCGTAGAGAAACCCGACCCTAGGCTACGTATGGATCCCTATAACTATCCTAGTGGTGCTCCCGATGTGGTCGCGCAATTCGGCGCGGGGCTGCAAGATATGGGCCAACGTCTCGAAAGCACACTACAAGCAGAAGACGAACTAGGACGATTCGCGGAACTCATACCCCGATGGCTCGCCGCAAACCCGGCGCAGAACATAGGCGCATTGCTGCAGATGAGAGAGCCTGAAGTGGAACAGTTGCGAGGCATGGCAGAAGGGGCGATAGAGGATCCAGTTGGAGTTGCTCAGTCATTAAGCCAGGCAGGTATCGAAGCAGTACAGGATCCGCTCGGGACCGCTGAACAAATGTCGGCCCTTGAAATGCTCGGCGGCGGTAAAGCTCTAAGCAGTATCGCAAAACGCTTAGGTCGTAGAGACGTAGGGGTGACTGACGAACCTATGCCCGATGTGCAGCCTACTCGGAAAGGTCAGTTATCGCAGCAACTGTACGAACAATCCGTCGCACGAGGAGAGGTGCCTGGAGAAGCGGCACAAAGACAATTACGTCAATCTATAGAAGATAAAGAAGCTGACCTTTTTGCAGACCAGCAAGTTGGTTGGGATGTTCATGATAAATGGGCAGAATTGCAGCAAATTAAAAATATACAACGTCAGTTTATAGATAATTTACCCGACGTAGAGAAAGCTAGATTAGACCGCGCAGTCAAGCAAGGCTTCAACATCGACGCATTCCACGGGACTGCAGGTGATATAACAGATTTTGATCCGGGACTATTAGGTAAGACTACAGATGCGCCCAGTGCTAGGAAAGCATTCTTCTTTAGTGCTGATTCTGAAACTGCGAATTCTTATGCGCAGTATGCTGATGCTGTAGAGCTTGGGCGTACGACGCCCCATGAATTAGGTGCGATGTTGCGACCGCACGTGGATAAACTACAGCAAGTTGACCAGCAACTGGCATCGCAACGTCAAAAAATAATAGATAGTTTTGGTGGATATGGACCTTCCCATATTCCAGCTTTTGATTATGATGCACATGCAAAACATGACGCAATTATAAATCGCGCTATAGATAATGATCCTGAAGTAAAAGCATTGACTAAAGAAATAGATAATCTACGCCTTAAGATTAATACTCAATATCAAAGCGTAATGCCCGTCAAGTTACGTATGACTAATCCTTTAGTGCATGACTTTAAAGGTGAATCATACCGCGAGGTGTCGTACCACGACCTACTCCAGACAGCGAAGGATAAAGGTCACGACGGCGTTATAATGAAGAACACCACAGATGGCGGTCCGGTAACTGATATTTATGCAGTGTTCGAGCCTCAGCAGATTCGCTCTCAATATGCAACGTTTGATCCTGAACGTGCTCCTAGAGAAGGAAAAAGTAGGCCATACACTAGTGAAGAAGTATCTGGAAAGCAAATTTTGCTTCAGGAGGATATAGAGGTTCACCAAGATATTTTAGATTCTTTTCTTAACTCCAAGGCTGTTCAGGCCGCAAGGCAAACTGGACTTTTATTCGACCAAAATGGCAATTTAAGTACTAAGCCTGCGCCTGAGTCTGTCGAAAAAGTTAGAAGAAAAATACGCAAAACACAAAATCAAATAGATACATTAAATAATAAATTAGCAGACCTCATTAAAGGTAAGCTACGTACTCCTAGCAGAACAGCCGGACCTACATACGTCCTCGCCGAAGCAGCATTCCCGCTCGGGGGTATAACTGCCGCTATAGCTTATGACGTTAATCAACGTGGAGATAGATAATGCCAGGAATGGCTGATTCCCTAAATGTAATGGGACAGGAAGACGCGGCGTCGAATATCATGACTATCAATGGCCCGCAAGGTCCCATGCAGATAGATATCTCAGGTATGATGCCTGAAGACGCTCAAATGATTATGGCCGTCGCACGTGATGCAGAGGAAGCCGGCGACCCTGAAACGCAGGCACAAATGATGCAGCTCCTCCAAGAGTTGATGGCTAAGTCACAACGCTTTGACATGCTCCGTGATATGCCTCCTGCTATACCTCAACAGCAGAATATGATGACGCCTGTCGGCCCTGCTAATGCGAGACCTCAGTAAATACAGTAAAAACTCTAAGCCTACGGCGGAGTTAGTAAACGACAGAATGCTCGATGCATCTGCATTAGTAACAATGCTGGTGTATGAAGGGAAGACTGCGGCAGAGATAGCTAAAGCCCTGAACACTTCTGCGGCCTCCATAAAGCGAGAAATAGTTAAGCCGCGTGTACAGGCCATGATAGACAAAGAGCAGACTAAGCGCTCAATGCTTATTGCTCATATACCTATCGCGTCGTATTCAAATAGACTGAGACGTTTAGAAGAAAACTATCAGGCAGCAGAACATGAGCAGAATCATGACGTAATGCTTAAATGCCTGGCGCAAGCCCGCGAAGAGACACGCTTGATCGCAGTAGAGGAAAGTGGTGAGTCTATGGCGACTGGTCCTCAGATTGTGGTCAACATAGATAAATACGAAGCGGCAAATGAATCTAAGCTCGACAAAGCATTGGAGGTCATAGAGGATGGCGTGGGGACTCCCTAATAATTCTCTTGAAGCGTCGGACTTGCGGTTAGATATATCTGCCTGGCATCATATGTCTTTCTCTTCTGTCGAGGATGCTGAGGATGCAGAACTAGAGTCGCGTTACTTCAGACTTTGCCTATCAGTTCTTATAGCGCAACTGAATGAAACTATTGAGGTGCTTTATAAGTGGCGTGATCTTGATTGGATGCACCGTATGCATGAGGGGCTTCTGAAAGAAGAATGGACACTGCATACTGTCGCAGAAATTAAAGGTTTCTCATATATGGAAATGAGAGATCTATATAATGAATACAAAACTGATTGGATTCTTGGCGATTCTACAATAGATATATGGTTCACCCCTCAGATGAAGATTTATCTTGAATCGCTTAACATAGATCCGATTGATTGTATTGAAGTATGCAAAAACATTGTAAACGAAGATCGCCGCTTAGGTATTGAAGAGCGTGATATCGCAGAGCTTTTCTTGCCTCAATATGAAGACATAAGGAATGTGAAGTCAGCTCATGGCCAGAACAAAAATACAGACAGAAAGCCTACAGTTCGACTTCAGGCTTCAACCGAAGCAGTTTCAACTTCTCGAAGCAGTGAAAGCGGGTACGAGGCATCCTTTCTACGGAGGGGCGAGAGGTGGAGGGAAGAGTCACGGCGGCAGACTGATCATGCTGACGATGCTGATGGAGAATCCCGGGACAACGGGGCTGATAATTCGGAGGACATTCAAACAGCTTGATGGTAATCATGTAAGGCCGTTGTTTCGTCAGTTTCCTGAGATGCGGAACTGGTACAACAAAAGTGAAAATGTATTGTATTTGCCGAACCATTCACAGTTGATGTTTGGCCATTCGGAACATGAAGATGATGTATTTCAATATCAGGGTCAGGAGTTCGATTATATATTTGTAGAAGAGGTCACACAGTTCACGGAGTTTCAGTGGCAAATGTTAAGTACCTCGAATCGAACAGCTAAGGCTGGAGTTAAGCCTGTTATGTGGGCGACTGGGAACCCTGGAGGTGTCGGGCATTTATGGGTAAAGCGGCTTTGGGTAGATAAGATATACGAGAATGAAGTCGAAGAGGCTGAAGATTACGCATATATACCCGCGAAGGTATATGATAATCCAGCGTTGATGGCTGCTGACCCTGCGTA